CAGAGCAGGCAGAGCAGGCAGAGCAGGCAGAGCAGGCAGAGCAGGCAGAGCAGGCAGAGCAGCAGGAAGAATCTGCCAGCAAATCGAAGAAGGCGAAATAACCATGGCTGACCCAATCACAGCGGCAGACGTGCAGGCGTTCCTCGGTGAGTTGGGTTACGCCATCCCCGCCGCGCTGCTCGATCCGATTCTCTGCGTGGTGAACAAGATTATCCCGTGCCTTGATGGTGCGGGGTATGACGAATGCACGGCAAAGCTCATTCTGATGTATGCCGCTGCGCTCATGGCGACGTCTTCTGGTGCCCGGCGAATAAAATCGCAGGGAGCGCCATCAGGCGCGTCGCGCTCGTTCGATTATGGAGATGACGGCATTACCTGGCTGCGTGACTCGCTGGCGAAACTGGATACCAGCGGCTGCACCAGTGAACTACCTATCAGCGCCGGGAACAGTGTCGGCCTGTTTATGGTGGTCGGGGGCTGTTAATGGCATGGGTTTCAGTTCAGCAACGGCTGCCGCGGACGTTTACCCGGGTGTGGGTTATCACCGATACCGGCCAGCAAACGACGGCGTACGTGAAGAGCGACGGCGAGTGGTTCATTAACTGCGACCGCATACGCGCCACAGGCGCCGTTGTGCTGCGATGGAGGGATGACTGATGTCTTCGGTAGCTAATTGGTCATACACCGCGACGGCGACAATCTGGCGGCGCATACGCGATGCTGACGGTAGTGATACCGACGGCGGAGGTCAGCCGTATGGGTGGGAAGCGCCGATCGCTATCCTCTGCGACTACCAGGGTGGTCTCTCTGCAAAAATCGGTGACCTTGGCCGGGAGCTCGTTGTTAAAAACACGATATGGACCGAGTACGCAACGGCGCGGGAGGGAGATTACATCCTTATTGGCGCTTCGACCGATGCCGCACCGCCGGATGAGGCCGATGAGATTCGGCAGATCGTCCAGTTCGCAGATACTTTCGAGCGACTGGCGGACGATTTCGCACTGATTACGGGAGTCTGATTATGGGCGCTAAAGTTCGCGGCATCCGCCAGGCCAAGGCCAACCTAGATCGCATTATCAAAGACGTCCAGGGGCGTAAAGTCGTGCGGGCAATCCAGTCTGCGATGCTTATCGGCAGCGCGCAGGCAGCACTTTACACCCCGATCGATACGTCGACGCTCATCAACAGCCAAGCCAGGGAAATCACTGTTAACGGAACGCTCGTCACCGGTCGTGTAATCTATTCGGCCAACTATGCGGTTTATGTTCACGACCCGGCAGTGAAACAGAACTTCACGCGAGCAACGGCCCGTAAGGAGTTCTTAACGAAGGGCTTCGAGGATACCCGCAGCCAGATTGACGCGGTGGTGAAGAGGGAGCTTTCGCTATGACCCCTCCGATGTATATGCGCCTCAAAGACCTGTTTGTGGCTGAAGGGCTCACCGCGGGGTTTAAGGTCCAGTGGCGGCAATGGCGTGACACCGGCAAAGACGCTGACCAGTTCATCGTGTTCCGGCCTTCCGGCGGTACCAATATCGAATACGACCGCGGCGGCGACTGGTATGTGATGGTTGATGTCGTTTCCTCGAAGGCGAATCCCGATGCTGCAGACGCCGCGGTAAACGCCATTGTCGAGTACATCAGCGCGCAATCCGGCGCCGATGATTGCGTAGGCGCGCTGCGGCTTGTCGGCAATGTCCCGGCGCCGATCCCCACCGAAGAGGGCCGGTTAGTAACCCGGCTGCTCGTCTCCTGCACATACGGCGAATAATCGTCAGAATCACCCATCAGGCTGCCATATGGCGGCCTTTTTTAATTGAGAGGCATACATGCAAGGCTGCGCTAATGACACCGGCAAGCTGATTGGTAAGGTGGCCGTGCTCCGCATGGCTTTTGGCTGTGCTGATACGGTTCCTGCGCTTTCCGAATGGAAGCGACTCGGCGCCATGACCACCAAGGGCTTCGACTATTCCATGAATACCGTCACCTCTGAGGCTGACGATACGAAAGGTATGGTTGAGAATCTGGTCAACAACATGGACTTCACCATCTCCGGAGAAGGTGAGTTCCGCAAGAAAGACAAGACGACGGAAGTCGGCGCTATTGCCATCTCGAAATATATTTTCGATGAAGTGCAGGCCGGCCGTCAGCCGACAGTCTGGGTCCGCTTCGACTTCACTGGTGAAGACGCCGGCACTTATATCATGGGCTACTTCAACACCACCTCCTGGTCTGGTGATTTCGGCACCACGGATATTTCCACCTTCTCCGGAGAGTGGAAAGTAGCTGATGCAGACACCGTGGTATTTGAGGTCGCTCCGCCGGCGCTGGCGTTTACTACTAACCTGCCGACGACCAAGAGCGTGGCGGCCGGATCGGCTCTGAATATGTCGGTAGTGGTTGAGGGTGGCAGAGCGCCTTACACCTACGTCTGGAAGAAAGACGGCACGGTTGTCAGCGGGCAAACAACGGCGACCTTCAACAAGGCCAGCGCTGTTTCCGGTGATGCCGGGGCCTATACCTGTGAAGTTACCGATTCTTCCGCGACTCCAGTCACGATCACTTCTGCATCCTGCGCGGTCACTATCAGTTAACCACCAGGCTATTTCGTGAATAGTACAAAGGGCGTTTATGCGCCCTTGATACTGTTTATGGAGCGACTATGACCCCGATTAAAGAATTAGGCGAATGCGTTATCGGTACCGGTGATCGGGAATTCTTTTTCCGGCCGTCGTTTCGCAACATGGCACGCATTGGAGAGCCGGAGGAGATTGTTCAGGCGTTCTATGACCTGTGCAATGATGAGGCGACGCCATTCGTGCGGCGCGTATCTGAGGCCTATATCCGCGATGAGTACAGCCGAATTCCTGATTGCGTCCTGCGGTTTATGCAAAGCGGGCTCCTGTCACGCAAAGCGATCATGGCTGCTCACACGGTACTGACAGCATGTTGTGACGATGATATCGGCGATTTGGTTGGATGGATGAAGCCGGGGAAATCACGCAAGCGTGGCTTTGTCTGGCGCCCGGGCAGCATGCCGCCGGAAAGTATGGTCATTGTCGCGCAAAACCTGATGATGCACGGCATCATCGGCAAAGCGAAGGTGCGTAAGCTGCAGCGTTACGAAACGAACGAGACAACCGCAGAATTCCGTGCTGCCGACTACATCATGGCGGCGCGTAACCATTTCGGCATAAGCCGGGAAGAGGCAGAGAACCTCACGATGACAGAGTTCGCTATGATGATTAACGCCAAATACCCCAATCAGAACGGCTTCACGCGCGAAGAGTACGACACGGTCATGGACGAAGACGATCGCCGCTGGCAGGCGATGATGCAGCAGGAGAGATAGAGTACTTAAGGGTATTTTTATTGTCCGAATGATACTGTGCGTGATCGATGGCACATACCGCACAAATTGTGAGATCGATTTAACCCCCTCTAAAACGAAGCCAGAAGCGCTACAAGAGGCGATGATTTGAGGTGTGTCCTGGTACACGTCTATTTTGTGCTTTTTTGAGTGACATTTAAGGCCATTTTGAACACGCTAGATTCAACCAAAGGTTGAAGGATTGACCTTGAGGTAATAAACTCAGAATCAATAAAACGATATGTATACATCAATTTTCCGTTCTGTATTTTGTAAGTGATTGAGGTTCAATATGTTTAGCGAAGAAAAAGTGGCTCAGATGGCTGCTTACCTGCTACTTAAACGCGGCGGGCGCATGGCATATCTGAAGCTTATGAAGCTGCTATACTTGGCAAACCGGCAGTCAATGATTCGCCATGGTCGCATGATGGGTGAAGACAAGCTTTACTCAATGCCCCACGGTCCGGTTATGTCAACTACACTGGATCTGATTCGTGGTCGCGCTGACATTGATGGTGACTACTGGTATCGTTTGATAAAAACCGATCATCATGACGTCTGCTTACGAACCGACCCTCGAGAGATGGACGCTGATGAAGTCTTCGATGAATTGAGCAGGGCAGATATCCGCATTTTGGATGAAATATATGCACAATATGGGCATATGAACAGATATGAATTGCGCGATATGACTCATCTTAGAAACGTTTGCCCTGAGTGGCATGACCCGCATGGCTCACGAACTCTTATAGATGTACGTGAAATATTTATCGATGCTGGGAAAACTCCTGAAGAAGTAGAGAATATACTTAGGAGTATGCGTGAGTCACAAGAACTTAAGGAGTTTTCTTCTCAATTGTCATGAGCACATTTCAACCTTATCGAAAAGGAACGGTTTTGGCTCCAAGTGGGCCATGCAATCATCTTCATGTGATATGCAACGATCCTGTTTATTATCCAGTTAACGACTGTTACTGTATATTGGTTGTTAATGTGTCAAGCATTAAGCCTGGCGTGCCGCATGATGACGCATGTGTTCTCCAACCCGGTGATCACAGGTTTATCCAACATCCGAGCTATATCGTTTATGCTGAAGCTGTAATTTGGCGCATTGATAATTTAGAAAGAAAACACGCAGCTGGCGAAGTTACGACTCATGACGATATGGCTGAAGCTGTTTTTGACAGAATC